CATCACGAAGAAGGACATGACTTCCTCTCCTAAAGCCATTAAGCAGGAGTTGGTCAAAGAGGTCATTGTTCCTTGCTACACCTACCAGCAGAGCAACCACCTTGAGAGTCTGGTATATGAGAACGTGGAGGTAACGGAAGGACAGATTGTCACCTATTACGTGCAAGACCCTTCTTACGGCTACTACGCATTGCTGGATGAACAGGAAGGTATGGCTGATGTTCTGGAATGGGGCAACTACTATGTTACCGTTCAGTACAAGGTATCTGGCGCATACACGCTGGAAGTCCGGGGCTACCGTTACAAAATCGCGGAACAGTACGTGGTCAGGACACTCAATTTGCGCGGTAAGACCGTCAAGTGGGAAAACCCGCTTATTTCGGATATTGCAATGGCGAATGACCTTGCCGACTGGATTAGTGATTACTACACCGCAGGTATTGAGTATGAGTACAGTACCCGTGGCAATCCTGAACTGGATGTGAATGACATTGTGTATCAGGAAAACGAGTTCCGCGACAACATGAAGGTGACGATTTACCGGGCAACGCTCAACTTCAACCAGTCCTTCTCTGGAAAAATCACTGCCCGGAGAGTGGAGGGATAACATGGCTTGGGAAACACCGAAAACCGACTGGTACGGTAGGGTGGATGAAAACGGCGTTTATACGGGTGACCGCTTCAACGCTGCGGATTTCAACCGTATCAAGAACAATCTGGAATACTTGCGGGATATGGCTATCAAGCTGTATGCGGAGTTCTCCATTGTATCCCTGGGCGATGACCGTACCCCCAGAGATTACTTCTATGCTGATGAAATCAATCAGATGGAAGCGAACCTGAACACCATCAATTCCAATACGCTTAAAAGGTCTTACGGGTCTACCCCTTCCTATATTGAAAATGGCAACACCATGAACTTTGCTGACCTCAACCGATTGGAAGGGGCAATCCTTGACCTGTATGACAAGCTGAATAATCAGACGTATGGAAGGAGGATGTTCACATGGAACTTTGGTATGAAGGGAGGAAGTTTGTAAATGGCTTGGGAACTGTTACCGACTAACTACACGGACGCTGTGTGGAACGGACTGAAAAAGTATCAGGAAATCACCAATGAGGACGGTACTGTATCTTTTCAGGATGTGACCCAGTACACCAACCGGGATAATTCGTTCTTTGGTGCGAAGGATGCTAACCGCATGAATGAAGCCCTGAACGTGATTATGTCTATGGTGGAAAACGGCACTGACCTGTACACGGCGTTCCAGAACTACTTCACTGTGCAGCAGACAGCTTTCACTGCGAAAGCTGACCAGACTGCGGAGGACTTTGATGCGTACATTGCCGCTTTGGAAAAAGAGGGCGATGAAACCCTGGAAACCATCAAGACTGACTATCGGACTGAAATCACAGAGTTTGAGCAGCAGCAGGAGCAGTTGTTCAATACCTGGTTTGAATTGGTCAAAGGTCAGCTTTCCGGGGATGTTGCGGGTAACCTGCTGACTGAGATTGAAAGTCTGGATGTTAAGACTGATGGGTTCAATCCCCGCGATACTCAGTTCGCAGAGGACGGTAAAAGCATTGAGGAAGTAGATGGTGACAAGAAGATTGTCACGGAGTTCAACGATGACGGAACCATCGTTCAGCGGCTTTATGAGAACGAAGTGCTGAAACTTACTAAGACCGTCACATTCAGTGATGACGGATTAAACATTAAGGAGGACGTGAAGTAATGTCTTGGGCAGAAGCAAAATGGGTGGTCAATGAACTGTTACAGAAAACAGGTCAAGCCCCTAATAACATGAGAGCGTTTTCCGCTTTCGCAATCTCTAAAACCAGTATTGGTTTGAAGTTTCAGGAACCCGAAGATAGCTATTCTGACGGTAACCTGATTTGTTCCGTAGGCGGCGTTATGGTTCGTATGGCAACTGACCACTATCCTGCGAACCCTGCTGACGGTGAACTGGTGGTCAACAACACGGAACTGGGCAAGTACGTGACAGACGCTTTCGCTGTGGAAGGTCTGGTAGAGGGTCAGGAGTATTTCTTCTCTGCGTTCCCTTATTCCTCTCAGGGTGTATTTAATCAGTCCAGTAATGAAGCGAACCGTACTACGGGTACTCCCGCTGATGGTGAGCAGGTGACTGTAACCATTGAGATTGATGACCCCAGTGCGTTCACCACGGTCAACGTGACCTGCGTGGATGAAACTGACAGTACGGCAACTAAGACCGTAGCATTGTCCCCGGCAAACAAGGTGGCGAAGTTCACTGTTCCTATCGGTGACACCTACCACATTGAGTACGGAAGTGCTGACGGCTACTCTAAGCCTGCTAACACGGAGTCTAAAGTATCCGTGGCTGGCGCGGTTACTTCCTACGAAGCTACCTATTACTACTTTACGGCTACCATTGACGTAACCTACCCCGAAGGTGCAACCCTGACATGTGAATGTGACGGTGTGAAGTACACTGCGGAAACCACCACTGGTGCATACCAGTTCAAGGTTCACAAGGTAGGCGCATGGACTATCAAGGCTGCGGATGGTGATGAAAGTGAGTCCACTACCGTCACTATCCTTACGGATGGTCAGAGTGAGAGCGTGGAACTCTCTTTCGTGAAAATCTATGGTATCAGCCGTGACGTGACCTCCACTTCCCCTGCCTGGGCGCGAACTGAACTGTCCGTTGGCAAGACCGCTACTGCATCCGTGGGTACTACCGCAGGTGCAAGTGATTTTGACAACTGTATGCCGTGGAGCGGTATCACCCGTGAAACCATCGGTACGGATGTGATGGTCAAAATCCCGAAGTTCTACTATCGCCGCTACAAGGAAGGTAACGTGGAGCATATCAAGATTGCGGATAAGGCAACTGCTGGTTTTACTCTGCATCCGCTGTTTAACCACGGTGGCGTGGAGAGTGAATGTGCCTACGTTGGTGCATACAAAACTTCCAGCAATAACAAGTCCGTAACGGGTGCTGCACCGCAGGCAACTCAGACCCGCGCAACCTTCCGTACCAATGCGAAAGCGAAGGGTACTGGTTGGAGTCTGATTGACATTGCTGCTGTTTCCGCTATCCAGATGCTCATTCTGGTTGAGTTCGCAACCAATAATGTGCAGGCTGCGATTGGTAGAGGTTACTGCGATGGTAACAGTGCCGCCACTAAGACGGGTAGCTGTGACAGCGTACCGAACCTGACTGGCAGACCTGCGGGTACTGACGGTAAGGTGGACGTTGTATGGCGTGGCATTGAGGGCTTCTGGGGTAATGTCTGGGAGTGGGTTGACGGCGTGAACTTCAATAATGGTGAGTATTACGTCTGCAATGACCCGTCTAAGTACGCTGATGATACCGCTACGAACTACACTAAGTTGTCCTTTACGGGTGCAACGAATTGGAGTTCGTCTTACATCTCCGCAGAGGGTCTTGACACGGGCAACAATCCTCATGTGATGCTGCCGTCTGCCGCAGGCAGTGGTAGTGAAACCACCTATCAGTGTGACGGCTGCTGGTCGAGCACTGGATGGCGGGTGTTCAAACGCGGCGGTAATTGGCATCATGGCTCTCTTGATGGGCTGTTTGCGGCTGCTCTGAGCGATGACTCGTCCGACTCTTCCGCGCACACGGGTTCCCGCCTGCTTTATATCCCCTCCTAAAGGGGGTGTGGGGGATTTCTCCCCCACATAAAGCTGGTTAAACACATACTCATAAATTTATGGGCGAACAGTAAAGCGGGTGTTCAAACACGGCGGTAATTGGAATAATGGCTCTATTGATGGGCTGTTTACGGCTAATCTGAACAATGACTCGTCCAACTCTAACGCGAACACGGGTTCCCGCCTACTTTTGTTAAATGTTCTCTGTGAAATAAAAATTACTGTTTCGCCTTACCCATTGGTAAAAAATTTGTTTGGAGGGATAGAGTTAGTAAGTCTTTCTTGAACGCTCTATAAGAAACAAAAGCATGAAACGAATTGGCTATCTTTATGAACAGATAGTGTCTGTAGAGAATTGCAGACAAGCTATCATTAACGCTTCCAAAGGGAAGATGAAGCGAAGGATGGTTCAGAAGGTATTGGAGCATGTAGATGACTACGCTGCGGATTTATCCGAAAGGCTTCAACGGCTGGACTTCCTGACTCCATACACAACCCGCGTGATACAGGACGGTCTGTCCGGGAAGCAGAGGGAACTACAAATCCCGAACTTCTACCCTGACCAGTGCGCCCACCACGCGATTGTAAGAGTGGTACAACCTATCTTTATGAAGTCTGCGTACCATTGGAGTTGTGCCAATATTCCCGGACGGGGCATAGACCATGCCTGTAAAGGTGTGGAACGGGCAACCATGCGGGATTTGAAACACGCTAAGTATTGCGTGAAGATGGATATACGAAAGTTCTATCCCTCCATTCCCCATGACAGGCTGAAAGCCCGTCTGCGTGAGAAATTCAAGGACGAAAAGGCTTTGGCTATCATCGACAAGGTGATTGACTCCCATTCGCCGGGACTTCCCATAGGCAACTACACTTCACCCTGGCTTGCGGAGTTCTTCTTACAACCGTTGGATTGGTTCATCAAACAGGAAATGGGTGTGCGGTACTACGTCCGTTACGCTGATGACCTGGTACTGATTGACAATAACAAGAAGAAATTACGCAAGGCGTTGTATGCAGTCAAGGAATACGTGGAGAGGTTGGGCATGACTATCAAGCCCGATTACCAGTTATTCCGCATACAGCAGTATGGGAGGGGTCGAAAGATTGACTTTGTGGGACGGTGTTTCGGGAGGGGTTACACCACAATCCGCAAAAGACGTGCGCTTGCTTTGATGCGTCAGAGCAGACGTATTCGGAAACTACAGAGGGCGAACCTGCCAGTACCGTATAGGATGGCTGCTGGGTTCCTGTCCCGGAGCGCATGTTTCAAACATACCAACTCTTACGGTATGAAGCGGAAATACTATGACACAGTGAACATCAAGAAACTAAAGGAGGTAGTGAGCAATGAGAGTAAGAGGAAACATGATACCCGCTGCACTTACTGTGGAACCCTACAATCCTGTGCCGGGTCAGGTTGAAGTCCGACTGCGTGAGAACATCAAGGAAGTTTCCGTGGTGGACAGCATGACCGAACAGGCTGTAACCATGTATGAGTACGATGAATATGTGTTCCTGCTGAAAGACCGTGAGGGCTTGCAGGAGGACATTGAAGCAAACCTGAGTGACTGGCTGATTACGGGCAGAACTCTGGAAGTAAACGAGGGCGCAAGTCTGGTACAGGACATGAAAGCTGCCCTGGAAATTTTGGGGGTGAACACTAATGAGGACTGATTTTATCGCACAGGCAAACACCATTAAGGCGCAGACCACGAAGCGTATCAATGGTTTGGTGGATGCAGGCGCAAAACAGGTCAAGCTGTATTGTGCTGAGATGGATACCGCGCCTGCCGCTGACAGCGGCGTATTCGCTGGCGGTATGGATGAATGGGAACCCAACCACGATTATGCGAAGAATGACCTGTTTTCTTACAACGGCAATATGGGCTTTGTAAAGCAGGCGCATACTTCTCAGAGTCATTGGTTGCCCTTCTCTCAGGGTACGGAAGCACTGTATGGTGCAAGACCTAACCCTGATGCTGACGGCGTTTACCCCTACACCTACAACATGGCTGCGGATGTAGGCATGTTGGTACGTGACCCTGATGACGGCTTGACCTATGAGTGTATTCAGGCAATTCCTGATATGCTTTTCAAGCCCCATGAAATCCCGGCGCATTTCACTGTGAAAAGCGATTAACTACTAACGGTACAAGAAGGAGAACAAAACAATGCAGGTTGACATCCCTATTCTCATTTCCTTCCTGTCCCTGGTTGTAGCTATCGTTGTGGCAATCGTGAGTATCCGCAGGGGTAACGCTACCGATGATAAGAAGGAAGCGTCTGAAATGACTACCCTCATTGTGAAGTTGGAGAATATCAATAATGGCGTAAATGAGATTAAGTCTGATATGCGTAACATGCGTAACGATATTCAGGACTTGAGGGATAGGCTGATTATTGTGGAGCAGTCTACGAAGTCTGCCCACCACCGTCTTGATGGTCTGGATGGTCACAACACCATCCACCATGAATAAACACGAAAGTACATAGGAGGTACAAAAAATGACTAACATTAACTGGATGGTTCGTATCAAGAACAAGAATTTCTGGCTGGCTATCATTCCCGCTATCCTGCTTCTGGTGCAGGTTGTGGGCAACGTCTTTGGCTTCACCCTTGACCTGGGTGACCTGGGTAACAAGCTGCTGGAAGTGGTCAATGCGCTGTTCGCAGTGCTGGCTATTCTGGGTATCGTCACTGACCCTACTACTGCTGGTGTGGGTGACTCCGCGCAGGCTATGACTTACACCGCTCCTAAGAAGGAGGGTTAAGCCATGAGTAACAGTTCCCTTGCAACCTATACGCGGATTTCTCCGAAAAAGAGCAGTCCGCGTAACCACGCGATTGACACCATCACCATTCACTGTATCGTGGGACAGTGGACGGCGAAGCAGGGCTGTGACTACTTTGCTACTACTGACCGTGACTGTTCTGCCAACTACGTAGTTGGCAAGGATGGTTCCATCGGTCTGTCTGTGGACGAGAAAGACCGCAGCTGGTGTACTTCCTCCCGCGACAATGACAACCGCGCTATCACCATTGAGGTTGCCAGTGATACTACTCACCCTTACGCAGTGACCGATGCTGCCTACAATGCACTTATCAAGCTGGTTGCTGATATTTGCAAGCGTAATGGTATCAAGAAACTCCTGTGGAAAGCAGACAAGTCCCTTATCGGTAAGGTGGACAAGCAGAATATGACTGTCCATCGCTGGTTTGCGAATAAGGCTTGTCCCGGCGAGTATCTGTATGAGCGTCACAGCGATATTGCGGCGAAGGTGAATGAAATCCTGGGTGCAGTGGAGCAGGTAACTCCCGCTCCTTCTGCCCCGGAAGTGACCGCGCCTGCTGCGGATGATGTGCCGGGTACTATCTGGAACTTCTTCAAGGGCAAGGGTCTGAATGACTTTGCCGTTGCAGGCATCATGGGTAACCTGTATGCGGAGTCTGCTTTCAAGCCTACCAACTTGCAGAATACCTATGAAAAGAAGCTGGGCTATACCGATGCTGGCTACACTGCTGCCGTGGACAACGGTTCCTACGATAACTTCATCAAGGACTCCGCAGGCTACGGTCTGGCACAGTGGACGTATTGGAGCCGCAAGCAGGCACTTCTGGAATACGCGCAGAGCGTGGGCAAGTCTATTGGTGACCTGGGTATGCAGCTTGATTTCATGTGGAAGGAGTTGCAGGCTTATACCTCTGTAATGAAGGTACTGAACAGTGCCACTTCCGTACTGGCTGCGTCCAATGCAATCCTCACTGGCTATGAGCGTCCTGCTGACCAGAGTGTGACTGCTCAGAACCGCCGCGCTGGTTACGGTCAGACCTACTACGATAAGTACGCTGACGAAACGGAAGATGAAGCTGTAGAAGCAGCAGTCCTCTATCGTGTGCAGGTGGGCGCGTACTCCAAACGTGCCAATGCTGACCGTCAGCTTGCCGCAGTTCAGGCGAAGGGTTTTGACGCGCTGATTACCCTGGTGGACAACCTCTACAAGGTTCAGGTTGGTGCGTACAGTATCAAGACCAACGCGGATGCACAGCTTGTCCGCGTGAAAGCCGCAGGGTTCGCTGACGCGTACATCACTACCCAGAAGGGCGGTGTGGTGGTTGCCACTACTCCTGAGGAAGTTGAACCCGCCTACGTGTCTTACACCGTAAAGAAGGGTGACACTCTCTGGGAAATCGCTAAGAAGTTCCTGGGCAAGGGTCAGAGATACACTGAGATTAAGACCATGAACAGTCTGACCAGTGA